TTATGTTAATAATGGAACTAAAGCCTCCCACGGAGACGTTCAAAAAATAACAAAAAACAATTACACTAAAAAAGAGTTAGATTTATTTACATCTGTGAATGGTGTGGAACCAGAAGATAAGTCAACATCAACAATACAACTTAATTGTTATCTGTTAGACCAAACCGAAATTGAGAATAATCCCGATTTAACGGGTGACTATAATATCGCAAGAGCAATCTCAACATTTAATAAAAAGGTTGAACCATTATTGATTGTTTTTAATAAGGAATTAAGAGAAAGTTTATTAATCGCTAATCCGGAAGATAGAGGGTTTTTCACTAAGACTCAATGTGAATTAATTGGTGGTGTTCCAAATAAAGATGCCGACCAAGATACAATTGAGGATTTATTAACTATAACTGATTTAGAGTTAAAATTTTGGGATAAAGTCGGTGTTAGTCCTGACTATATTTATGATTTAGCGGAAGAAGGTTGGGAAGAACATATTAACTAAAATAGAAAAGGTGTCATATTCGACACCTTTTTTTTTATTCTAATTTTAATCCATCAGATGAAATTATATACCAGTTCCCATCCACTCTAAAGAACTCAACCGCGGCACCTTTATCAATAAGTATTTCGTCATATTGTTCATCAATTTGACCCATCATAGGTAAAATTAATACTTTTGTTAAGGTTTTAATTACAATATGTTCTGTAGTATTTTGGTCTAGTAAAACTCTACAAGTATCAACACTTTTAACTAAAATGAATTCTTCACCATTAGTTCTGTACTCAGGAATTTCAACAACTTTAATAGGTGGTTGATTTGGTATATTGGACATTGACCCAAATATTTTTTTTCCAACAATTTTTCTTGTTATAAATGTCATATAAATTAAATTACATATATTTGTCTTGGCATTGCTCTGAACTTTAATTGTTTGTTAAGATTCTCAGCTAATAATGCTTCACGTTCCATAACTTTATCAGGTCGTAATCTTGTCAGTTTACCTTCAGCACCAATAAGTTCTTCTATAAGTTTGGTTTTTTCATCTTTAGCTTCTGTTGCTAATGATGTATAATCCATTGTTAATTCACTATCAGGTGTTTTGATATTCCCACTGAATTTACCTCTAACTCTTGCTAATGTTTCTTTACAGTAAGCGGTAAACCAACGACGAATCCATACTTGAGCTGGATTGTTTAAATCAACCCAATCAATTGTCTCTAATGGAACATCTGATGGTAGCTTGATAATATCCGGATTATCCTTTAAACATTTATCTCTATCGGCAGGTCCGGCATCATAATACCAATACCACACGCGTCCCCTCATCATAGTTCCATTTCCAAAATCAAACTTACCCCCCGGTGTTTGCATTAAATGTAATGCTTTTTTACCTTCAGGTAAAGCGGTAATTCTATATGTTAAATCTCCACCAATAATTCTTCTCTGTATATTTGTTTCTTGCATTCTTAATAACATATCGAAAGCGGGCATCATAAAGTATGACCCCGACATACCCATTTGAGAGAACCCTCCTGCCCCTCCAAAACCACCACCAGCAAAACCACCAGCAAAAGAAAATGGGTCAAAAAGTAAACTATTACGTTCCGCGTCTGAATACCACATAATCTCATTTATTTCTCTACCCGCAGGTATTTCATAGATTTGTTGGCCTCTAACTAATTCAATATAATCTTTTTTAAGTTCCCAATCACCTCCGGCTTGTAGTCCAACAATTTTGGAATAAGCATAGGTATAACGAGTTTCATAATCTAAACTTTTAGTTATGAAGGCTCTTGATAAGGATTGAGTGTCTAAATTTAAGTTTGCCAATGAAGTCCATTGTGATTCCACTAACCAGTCTTGAATATATTGTGAGTAGTCACCAATTGATAACTCTAACAAACTATCCATTTGTTCGTCTTCAAGTTCCACTGAACGAAGTGGTGCCCCCAACAGGTGTCTAATTCTTGTATAGAGTTTGGTTCTTTCCGGTTCTGCGATAATTGCCATATAGATTTGTGTTTCTATATAAATATCATCTAAGAGTATAAATTAAATTCTGTTTGTTAAAAACAAAATTACCATCAACAATTTTTGAGTTTTTATTATCAAACACTAAAATTTCTTTATCATTCTTTGAGAAGATTAACCAATCAGTTTTATATTTTTTAACATTACCGGCACCCATAACAAATGTTAAATTTTGTTCCCCGATTAAATGTGTGAATGGTTTAATTTGTGCGGTTATTTCAGACCCATTTATTGTTATGATAGTATCAATACCACCAACCATATCCTGAGTACTACCAAGTTTTCCGATAGGTTTTACATTATTTTCACCAAATTGTTTTTTAAGTAAAACAATTGTATTGTCTTCACGTTTTTGTCCCCAAGCGTGAGTTTGACCTAACACAAACATTATGGTTTGAAATGTTGATGAGTCGGTATTAAATATTCTGTCTTTATATTCGGAAATAAATAAATTTAATCTATGAACTTGTGTTATTTGGTTTTGAGTTGATTGATAATTAAAAATAATTGTAGGCTGTTGCATTGCGGATAGAACTTTATTAACGTCCCTTAACAATACACTAAACGCACTATAATTTGTGTTAAGTTTATTGATTACTGAACGACCGGACATTTCAAAATCGTAGATACCATATGATTCACCGGGGGAGTATTCATTTTTATTTTTGTAGTATTCGTGGAATACTTCTTTAAGAACTTTATTAATATTATCTTTGAAAAGATTTTTAACCGTTGGGTTATTGTTGAATAATAATCTACATTCTTCTACTTCTTTTGGAGTACATTTTGAAACTTTTTCAGTTGGTATTTCAAGTGTCATAATTTTTAATTTAAGGGACAAAAATACAAAAATATATTAAACTGCCAAATTTTTTTAGACATTATTTATTTTATTCATAATATTTGCGATAAAATCTCCTTTATCTTCTAAATCATCACCCATAACGGTGTTGATGTTTTGTTTTTTTTGATTTACCATATCATAAATAATTCCTTCTATTGAATTATCAAATATTGGGTAGTAAACCGATACCGAATTTTTTTGTCCGTATCTGTATGCTCTATCTTCTGCTTGAGCCAAATCACCCGGAACAAACGATAGGTCATTAATGATTACTGCTTCAGCTGCGGTTAATGTAATTCCTACTCCGGCCGCGCGAATATTTCCAACAAACACTTTAATCTTTTCATTATCTTGGAATTGGTCCACGGCATATTGTCGTTGAGGTTTTGATGTTGAACCATCTAATCTCACCGCTTGTTTCCCAAAATGGTCAGCAATTTTATTTAATGTGTCAGTAAAGTTGGTAAAGATAATAACTTTTTTGTCTTGTTCTAAAATATTCTCAGCTAATTCTATGGTATCTTTGATTTTTTCTTCGGCAATAACCTGACGAACCTTCATTAACTTACTGAACTGAACTGTTAGGGATGTTGATTCGTCCGGATTTTTATCATACCAATCATAGTATTCTCCCATCAGTCCTTCATAAAGTTTTGATTTTAATCTTAGATAAACCGGTGTAATAATTTTCTCAGGTAAATCTAAAACGTCTGTCTTTAATCTACGTAAAACTTGTCTTGATGTCCTATCTCTTAATTCTTCCAAATTGGTTGCACCAGCAACATTCCATATTTTACGAGTTCCTGCGGTGAATTGATAACCACCACAATATCGTATAGCATAAGCCATCCAATTTAATGCTACAGGACTTTCAACTAATGATAATAAATTAAAATAATTCATCGGTCGGTTAGTCATCGGTGTTCCGGTTAATAACCAAACTCTCTCACATTTTTTAGAAAAACTATTAACAAGTTTGGTTCTAGCTGCTTGTCCATTACTAACATAATGAGCCTCATCTAATATAATTAAATCAAAATTACATTGTGTGATTAAAGACTCTGTTTTACCTTTGAGGTCGTAGAAGTTTTTAAGAATATCGTAATTTACAATAACAAAATCGTGCTCTATTGAAAAATTTTTACCTTCTGAGATATAAACACTTCTATCGGTATAGTTCTCAATCTCTCTTTGCCAGTTAATCTTTAAAGATGCCGGACAAACTATTAGTATTTTCTTTGCTCCCGTTTCTAAAGCGGCAATAATCGTCGCAGTCGTCTTACCCAATCCCATATCATCTGCAAGAATAAACCTTTTAGAACCTGCAAGTTTTTCAATCGCCTCTTTTTGATGTTCTAATGGTGGACGATTAGAGTATTTTGAATAATCCACCACAACATTCTTAATTGTGTGTGTTTTGATTAAAGCACCTTTAGGTAGCCAAAATTCGTGGATGGTTTCACCCTCTAAAATTTTACCCCAAACGTGGTAGGATTTTTCTTTCTCAACTAATAGCTTTTCAACCCATACCTGTTCGGGGATTTTTAGTAATAATTTTTCATCGGCAATCTTTTTAGCAAAATAGGGGTCTAAATCTACCCATCGTTTGGCTACCTTTGGTGTTACTTCGTAATAATTTATTATATAGTCACATTGAGACCGTGTAGGAAAAAATCTTTTGTTGGTCTCTTTTTGGTGTTTTAATTTTAGGATGTAGTTATTTGCCCCCTGATAAGTTTCAAGGAGAGATATTGCTCTTTGTTCGATTGTAAGATTAATATTTTCTGAGGGATTGTTCTCCAAAATAATTCTTTTATAGAAATATAACACATTTTATAATATTTATCAATATGAATCAATTTAACCTATATTATTTGTCTTGTCCAACTACTAATGAAGTTAGGTATGTTGGGATTACAACACAACCAATAAAAAATAGGTTGTTACAACATTTACGTAAACCATCAAATTATTTAATGAAAAAGTGGATAAATTCTTTAACTGATATAGGTTTAACGCCCAATATTAAGGTTATTAAAGAATGTGACTCTTATGAAGAATTATTATTATCTGAAATAAATGAGATAAAGAAAGTTAAAAATAATGGTGGTAACTTGTTAAATATTTTAGATGGTGGAGATGTAAATCCAATGTTTGGTAAATCACATAGCAATGAGACCAAAAAAATTATGTCAGAAAAAGGTAAATTAAGAGTTGGTGAGAAAAATAATTTTTACGGTAAAAAACATTCAGAAAATTCTAAAATTAAAAGAAAAAAAACAATTAATGAGAATGGAGGGTGTTATGGTGAAAATAACTCTAACTATAAATACAATATTGATGTTGATGTATTAAAAGATTTATATTTAAATGAAAATAAAACAATTGTTGAAATATCTAAAATTTATAATTGTCATATTAACACAATTAATAAAAAATTACGAGCAAATAATATTTTTAAACCAAAATCAAACAAATATAACTTAGAGATTACTGAAATTATACAACATTTAAATAATGGGTTGAATTACGTTCAAATTGGTGAAAAATATGGATGTTGTAATAAAATTATCCATAAATTTATACAGAAAAATAACATATATGTCAAATAGTAAAGTGCCCATCACGAGAATTGGAAAATTTTTTGGGGCTGAAGATTTTAATTTAGAGTTATCATTTGGACAAGAATGGTTACATAATGATATGAACTTTACATTAGTTTTATATCGTGTTGATAGATATAAAACGAAAGCCGATGACGTGTATGGAGAAACATCTGTTGATGGTATCAAATTTTTACCACCGGTTGAATTTAAAGGTTATGTTCAAATTATGGCACCTGAGAACAAATATTTGGGGACATCTAAAATAGACCAAATGGAACCGGGTAATATGAAAGTTTC